ATGCAATTTAAAACTGAAATGATCATCTTGGGGGCAAAGTCATCTAAAGGTGAATTTAACGGTAAACCATATGATTCAACTACTGTGTTTTATCAAGCGGATTTGCAATCAGGCGAAAACTTTGTAGGTCAGGTTGGTGAATCAATTAAATGGGGTACATCATTTAATTTTGAGCGTATTAAAAATCTACCATTTCCATTTACCTGCACTGCCACAATGGAACAAGTTTCTAATGGTAAATCTTCAGTGCTGATTTTGGTTGATTTAGACCTAAGCAAAGTTTCCCAATCCACTTCTGCAAAGTTAGCTTAGGCTATTTAGTATAACGACTAAAAGATTACTGATTTTTGGGGGCTTTAAAAGCAGATCAGTAAACAATAAAGGATTAAAAAATGTACCAATGTGCCCAAATTGACCAGGCTACAAACCAGTGCCTTACATGGGTACAAGTTGGTTTTCTAGGATTACCCGAAATCACGTACGACCAGGCGGGTGATATAGCTATAGGCATAGCAATTTGTATTGCTGTTGCCTGGGGCTTTAAAAAAATTGGTCGATTGCTCAAATAAAGGGGAAAAACCATGAGCGAACTTAAAACTGTTCAAACTCAACCACAATCTAAACGTTTACCACTTGCAGTTGTTGTTACTGGTGCATCTGCATTGGCAATGACTAACTTTGCTAACGCTGCAATTGATGTAACTCCTGTTACTTCTGAACTAAGCGATTTAATCACTCCAATCGGTCTTGTAGGTGCTGCATATCTACTTGTCATGGTTGCGATTAAAGGGTGGAAAATCATCCGCCGAGCTTTGTAATAAAACAAGATGTAATCGGGGCACTAGTTGCCCCATCTTTTATTGAGGGGTTTGTATGTCATGGTTAATCGTCTTAGTTTTCGTAATTTGCGTATTGATAATTTTAAGTTAATCACCTGGCTACAGATCTTCATTATAGCCATTACGCCTAACTTCATTTTTTTCAATCAGCTAATGCTACGACCGTATCTGCTGAAGGTTGGTCTGTTACTAAACGACTTGTACAAGGTGCTACAACGTTTTATGACGGGGCAAAAAACGTAGTTTTAAATGGTAAGAACTATGCAGCTACGGGAACTGCTGCAATTACACCAACAGCTACTCAAGTTAGCAAAATGATTGTTAGAACTGGTGCTGTTTTGGCAGTTGATTTAGCTATCAAAGCTTTGATTGGTTCTGTTGATTACGTAATGGATCCTGCAAACAATAGGGTTAAATATTTTGTTGTAGGTGATCCATCTGATCCTAAGGATCCATCAGTTCAATACTATTATCAAACTGGTGCTTTTGGTGTAACTAAGTACTTTTCTTCTAATTCTGCTGCAGCTACAGATCAGTGTACTCGCAATGCACAAGGTTACGGTTGGATCCTGGTTTCAGCGACTCCATACTCTTGGGCAACTAGTGAGGTTGGTACTAGAGATGCTAAATGTGTTATTAAGCGCTCACCGACTGATGCTAATGAGACTTTCAACTGGGGCTATCAACGTGTTTTAAACCCTGCATACAATCCTTCTGCACCTAATCCAAATACCCAAGAAAAATATTTACCTTATGATGCGGTAGCATCTCAAATAATTAGTGATGCTGTTGCAAATAAAGCAGATGGTAAAGCATACGTGTCATCTGTTGCTGATACAGCACTTGAAGATGAACAAAGACAGATTGTTCCTGCAACTGACGTAACTCAACAACTTAACAATTCTCAAGCTATTCCAACTTCGAATACAGCTCAAGGGCAAGCTGTGCCTCAAACGAATCCAGATGACCCGACTGCTCCTAAAGCTCCGCCGACTGACATTACATTAAATTTCCCTGTGTTTTGCGAGTGGGCACCGACTGTCTGTCAAGCTGCTCAGGCTGCTATCGATTTCCCTAAAACTGTTGCTGACTACTGGAAGAAAACAGATAAATGGATGAATGAATCCGCATCTGATACATCAGAAACAAAACCAGAAGTTAAAGAACTAGAACTAAATTTTGATGATGGTAGTCGAATTAATTTCGACCAAACTTGCCCACAACCTCAGCCTATTCAGGTCACTTTTATGGGTGTTACCCAGGATGCAAGTTTTTCTTTTGAACCCTTATGTAACTTCATGATCATGATTCGACCTTTTGTCATTGGATCCGCCTATTTAATTGGGGCTTACATAGTTATGGGCTTATCACGGGGGAATAGTGAGTAATGGGAAAAATACTTTATACAGCATTAACTTTACTGCTCGGATCTGCGCTCAAACGTGTTCTCCTGGGTGCGGGAATTGGACTTTTTACAACACATGTTGTCCAGGGCTTAATCAGTATTTATATCGCCCGTGCAACACAAAATATGAGTTTTGGTACATCGAGTGCACTTGCGTTTTTAGGCATGTGTGGCGGTGATAAAGCAATTGGCATTCTTATTGGTGCTTTGAGCACTTACGCAATTATTAAATCTGCCCAAATAGGCATACAGAAATTATCAAGTTAATCAGTGTCGTTTGGCGTGCCGTGCACGCACATAACGACACTGATTAACTTGTTGGAGTTTATAAAATGATAATTTTGGTCACAGGTACACCAGGCTCAGGGAAAAGCCTATTTGTTGTTTCAAAGATATTAGAACTACAAAAACAATTTCCTGAACGTCAGATCTTTGCTGACATCGAGGGGCTTCAAATTGATGGTGTTGAAAAGTCACCAGATGACTGGAGAACTACTCCAGACAATTCAATTGTTATCTATGATGAAGCGCAACAACATGAGCGTTTCAGATCTGGTACTTCAGCTAATAAAGATGATGTAGTACAGAAATTACAAGTACATCGTCATACTGGTCACGACATTTGGTTCATCACTCAAAGCCCTAGATTCTTAAATGCGTTTGTCCTGGATCTGGTCGGCGAACACTATCACTTGCATCGTCCTTATGGGGCAAAATTGGCAAGTGTTTACTACTGGAGATCTGTAAGAAAGCAACCTCAATCTTTATCGTCTCGAGAGCTAGCAGAGAACGAATTTTTATTTAAATACCCTAAAAACCTGTTCAGCTACTACAAGTCTGCTACTGCTCATCATGTAAAGATGAAGCTACCTAAAAAGCTAGGTTATGTCGTTTTTGGGATCCTGGCATTAGCAGCCTATGGCGGTTATTCATACTTTAAGCCTGGCACTCAAAAGATGATTAACCCATCGGCTTTTACCCAGGCAAATACTCAGCAAAAACCAAAAGAAATTGACGGATCCGGATTGACTCCAGATCAACGAAAAGACCTGGAGAATCCAGGCGAAAGAAATGCAGAACTTCAAGCTAAAAATGATGTCCGGATGGAGACAATTGCGATTAAATATAATCCAAATAAACCCTTTGACGTTGACCAATCACAAATAGAATATACGGTGACTGCAAAACCCGTTTTTAGCGGTTGTATTAAAAAAGGTGGTCGTTATGTTGCATACACACAGCAAGGCACTATTTTGCACGATGTGGCGCAATCTGACTGTAAAAAGCTAATAGAACAGAATGATCGACCATTTAACTATTTCGCTCAGTCTAAGACTTCTGAGCCAGTAGCTAGTGTTAATCAAGAACAACTTGCACAACCTGCATTAACAGAACGAGTGTCTACGAGTGAACAGACGCAAGAAAACCCTTCAACCTTTTCTCTCTGATTACAAGCTCCCAGTTGAGCATAAACGAGTTTAACCGAGCTACGCTCGCCGAATATTTGGAGAATTTTATGAAACATTTTTTGTTGTATTTGATTATTTTTGCACCTATTTCTATTCTCATTTTAGAAGCTTTTTTTGCATCAAGGATCAGCAAGATAATTAGTGTATGAATATTTGAGTAGGTTTTTAATTAATCCACTTACCATATTGAAAGTTAAAGTTATTTATGGATTTTTGAGATTTTATTTAATTTTATATTCTCAAATTTCTGTTATATTAATTAAGTTGTAATTAGCTATTACAACTGTAGATTATTGAGTTTCGCATTCCGCTAAATTTAGTTTGTATTGTAGAAAAAACCATAATCTACTCTTTTCACACGAAAAAAACTGAATGGTATCTAAGCACATTTTTATGATGCTGTATTAACAAGCTAAGTAGTGTGAACGGTTTCTCTTGGGGATGTAATTGTGCAATATCTAGGTATAGATATTTCTAAAAATAAATTTGATTGTTGTATTTTTTTGAATAATACAAAAAAAGAAAACTAAAGTATTTGATAATAACCACTCTGGTTTTATTAAATTAAATGAGTGGTTACAAAAGTTAGAAATTGAGATATTAGAGTTAGTTGCAGTTATGGAAGCAACCTCTATTTATCATGAAAATTTAGCTTATTTTCTCTACTCTAATAATATTAAAGTATGTGTTGCTAATCCCGCACGAGTACGTAAGTTTGCTGCTGGTATCTCAGTTCTAACTAAAACCGATGAAGTAGATGCAGAGGTTTTGGTTAAATATGGTGAACTCGCTCCGTATAACATGTGGCAGCCTGATTCAGATCAACTTCGTTTGTTAAAACAATTAATACTCCGTCGGGACGCTTATACTTCTGAATTAAATAGGGAGAAAAATAGATTAGATCAAGCATATTCGAACAATACCAATTCTAAACTTATTGAAATTATTCAAGTAGATATCGAGAATATTAACAATAGAATTCAATATCTTGATAAATTGATAGATGAAACTATTGATGATGACATTTCTTTAAAACAAGATTTATGTTTACTCGAATCAATACCTGCTATTGGTAAACGTACTGCCTTGACATTATTAACTTTATTTAAAGGAAAAACTTTTACAAATGCTGGCCAAGCTGCTGCTTTTTGCGGGCTTGTTCCTCTACAAAAGCAATCTGGATCGTCAATTCGTGGTGTTTCAAAAATCTCACGTTCAGGCTCTTCTAAAATTAGATCTAAATTGTATATGGCAGCTGTAGTTGCAATTCGTCATAATCCTCATATTAAAATCGTATATGATCGATTGCTAAGAAATGGCAAAGCAAAGATGGCTGCTCTTTGTGCTGCGATGCGAAAATTAATCCATATTGCGTTTGGTGTCCTCAAACACCAAAAGCCTTACAATGAAAATCTTATAGGTTTTGCAAAGATTCCTTGTTGA